AATCCAGAAGATATGCGTCGTGCTTGCCGCATACTTCAGCGTTCTCTATGTAATATTCTTGATTATCAAGACTTCTTAAGTATACAGAGTAAACTTAGTAACGATGAGATACAGCCATTAGGTATTGGTGTTACTAACTTGGCCTACTGGCATGCCAAACGTGGATTCAAATATGGTGAGAAGGATGCATTGGCAGATGTTAAGAGCTGGATGGAACATCAGGCATATTATCTTACAGAAGCCACAGTTGAGCTTGCCAAAGAACGTGGCCCATGTGTAGACAGTGCTAAGACTAGATACGGACAAGGTATGTTTCCGTGGGAATTACGTTCTAATGGAGTAAATGAATTAGCAGACTTTACACCAGAGTTAGACTGGGAACCTTTGCGTAAGGAGATGAAACAACATGGTGTACGAAATGCTACTCTTATGGCTATTGCTCCAGTTGAGTCTAGTAGTGTTGTTATTAATAGTACTAATGGAATAGAGATGCCAATGAGTTTGATCTCAACTAAAGAAAGTAAAGCGGGATCATTTACACAAGTAGTTCCAGAGTATCATAGATTAAAACACAAATACGAATTGATGTGGGAACAAAAAGATTGTGCTGGTTATCTAAAAACTGCGGCAGTACTAGCAGCCTATGTTGATCAATCAATTAGTACAAATACATTTTATAATCCTGCAAATTATCCAGGACGTAAAGTTCCTACTACACTTATTGCTAAAAATTTGATGCAAGCACATGGTTGGGGAATTAAAACTTTTTATTATAGTTTAATAAACAAGCAAGGTTCTAAAGCACAAGAAGAAATTAAGACTAATGGCCACCATCTAGAAAGTGAATTTAAAATTCAAGAAGTGGGATTTGAGGATGAAGACTGCGAGGCATGTAAACTATAATGTTAGAAACAATATGTGATATAATGGTAGACGCTTACAAGCGTAACTGGATTACCAGCCGTGATGGTAATGTAAGTATTCGACACCACGACCGTGACCATTTTTACATTACACCAAGCGGTGTGCGTAAACAAACATTACAACCCGATCAGTTTAAAAAGATATTAATCAAATCACCCTTAACTTGGAATGAAACTGGTACAGGGTTACTAGCAGATCGATATGGCTGGAAAGAATTACCTTACACTACTATTAGCGATGGACTAAAACCAAGTGGGGAAATTCCTTTACACTTTGGACTACAACGTGAAATGGGACAGCACAAGGATGAAGTTCGTGTAGTAGTACATGTCCACCCAACTTACTGTATTGCTGCCATGCATGCCGGTATTGACCTCAGTACTATTAGTGATGCATTTCCAGAACTCAATCGCTACACAAAGGTAGCACCTAATGTTGGAGATGTACCGCCAATAAGTCAAGAGCTTGCAGACCAATGCCATAAAATGTTACAATTAGATAGTAATGGTAATATCGGTTATGACATTGTAGGAATCAAAGGTCACGGCGTAGTCGCAATTGATACTAGTCCGTGGCGTGCATATGAACATATTGAAAGATTAGAACATATTTGCAAGATTGTACTTGCATCAGGAAACTATAAATGAGTAAACAACAGTATAATTTAAAAACAAAGACAGACTATCTAAATCGTAAAATGTTTCTTGACCCTGCTGGGCCTGTTACTATACAACGTTTTGAAGAAGTAAAGTACAAGAAGATTGTGGATTTTGAAACTACTGCACGTGGCTTTTATTGGGTGCCTGAAGAAATAAGTCTTAGTAAAGACGCAAATGATTTTAAAGATGCAAGTGATGCAGTTAAACATATTTTTACCAGTAACTTACTACGTCAAACAGCGTTAGATAGTTTACAAGGTCGTGGCCCAAGTCAAATTTTCACGCCCGTAGTTAGTTTACCTGAGTTAGAATCTTTAGTTTATAATTGGACATTTTTTGAAACTAATATTCACAGTCGTAGTTACAGCCACATTATTCGCAACATCTACAATGTGCCTAAAGAAGTGTTCAATACTATACATGATACACATGAAATTGTGGACATGGCATCAAGCGTTGGCGGTTACTATGACCGACTACACTTAATTAATTGTCGTAAAGAACTAGGCGAGAAGGTTACTGAAGAAGAACACATCAAAGCTATATACCTAGCTTTACATGCCAGCTATGCTTTAGAAGCGTTCCGCTTTATGGTTAGTTTTGCCACAAGTTTAGCAATGGTTGAAAATAAAATCTTTATTGGGAATGGTAATATTATCAGTCTAATTTTACAAGATGAACTATTGCATAAAGGCTGGACAGCCTATATAATTAATCAAGTAGTTAAGGAAGATCCTCGTTTTGCTAAGATTGCACAAGAGTGTCAAAACGAAGTCATTCAAATTTATAAAGATGTTATTGCAGAAGAAAAGGGTTGGGCAGATTATTTGTTTAAATTAGGTCCTGTAATTGGTCTTAACGCTAACATTCTAAAAGATTTTGTTGACTTTACTGCATTTGATGCACTTAAACAGATTGGTATTAAGTATTGGGAACATGCTCCTAAAACTACACCTATTCCTTGGTTTAACAAACATAGTGACACAAGTAAAAAGCAAACAGCGTTGCAAGAAAGCGAATCAACCAATTATGTTATTGGTGTTATGAGTGATGAACTAGACTACGACGAACTTCCCAGCATTTAAGAAAGAGATTGAAATGAAAGCAATAGTTTGGAGTAAGTATAATTGTCCATTTTGTGATCAGGCTAAAGCCTTGTTAAAACAAAAAGGAATTGATTTTGAAGAACGTAAAATTGGTGATGGATACACTAGGGAAGATCTACTAGAAGCAGTACCCACAGCCAGAACTGTCCCACAGATTTTTTTAGACGATAAATTAATAGGCGGATTTACAGAACTTAGACAGCACTTAAAAGGATAAAAATGTTAATTGATAAAGGCGTATCAGAAGGTGAAGTAATTACCTTCAAACTTACAAGCGGTGAAGAATTAATTGGTAAATTGATAGAAGATGGACCGTTATTTTATAAAGTACATCGTCCAATGGTAGTTGGAATGGGTCCAAATGGTCCTGCACTAATGCCGTACTTGTTTACTGTCAGCCCTGATAAAGAAATTAAAATTCTTAAAGGTGTTGTAGCAGTAGCAGAAGCAACAGATAAAGGATTTGCTGATCAATTTATTCAAGCAACAACAGGAATTAAATTAGCATAATGCCAGCAGTCGCTAGAATTGGAGATTCAATTGCAACAGGTCATGGTTGCGATGGAACTACAACTTTGACTGGGCCATCTAGTAATGTGTTTGCAAATAACATAGGAATAGAAAGACAAGGTGACCCCACGGTAGTCCACAGACTAACAGGCCGTAACTGTTCAGTCACACACACTGCCGTGATAAATGCAGGGTCTGGCAATGTGTTCGTAAATAACAAAGCAATTGGAAGGGTTGGTGATTCTGCTGATGCAGGGTCAATCACTTCCGGATCTTCAAACGTATTTGCCAATTAATTTGACTTATCAAAAAATAATTGTTATGCTTAAGGCATGAAGAAAAAGATTATTTTGACTGACGCAGATGGTGTACTCCTTGATTGGGAATATGCATTTGATGTTTATCTACAAACTCACGGATTTAACAAAGTTGAAGGCGGCGAGTTCAAATACAATATAGGCAAAAGGTACGGCATTGATCCTGAACAAGGACGAAAGTTAATTAAAATTTTTAACGAAAGTGCCTCCATTGGTTTTTTGCCCCCACTACGTGATGCTATGTTTTATGTAAAAAGATTACATGAAGAACATGGCTATATTTTTCACTGTATCACAAGCCTAAGTAAAGATGAAAATGCACAAGAGTTGCGCAAAATGAATTTGCAAAAACTTTTTGGAAAAACAGCATTTGAAAAATTTATATTTTTAGATACAGGTGCTGACAAAGATGATGTGCTTAGAAAATATGAAGGCACAGGTCTATGGTGGATTGAAGACAAAATAGTTAATTGTGAAGTGGGCCTAAATGTAGGTCTCAAGCCACTACTTATGGAACACGGACATAATATGGATTTTCAAAATTCAAATATACCCCGTGTAAAAAATTGGAAAGAAATTTATGAGCGTATAACTGGAGTTTAACCAGTTTTGCGTTTCTAATAAAAGAGCAATAATAATTAATAGACAAGGAGATTTATTATGGCAACAAATAGAATTGGAGATTTTCAAAAAATTGTAGAATCAATGGAAGGTGATTTTGAAAAGTTCTACGATAAAGAAGTCGGTGCTGCCGGTACTCGTGTTCGTAAACATTTACAAGAGTTAGCTAAACTCTGCAAAGAAGTGCGTAACGATGTAACAGCAGTTAAAAACGCTCGTAAAGAATCTGCTGGAAAATAACGATAAATATAATTGTTCACATTTGGAGGAACAATTATGTTAGAAACATTATTTTGGTTTGCCCTTGGCGCATTTGTAGGTTGGAACTTTCCACAGCCTGAGTTTGCAAAAACTATACAGGCTAAAGTATTAGGAATGTTTAAAAAGGGTTAATTATGGCATATTCAGACAAAGTTATTGACCACTATGAGAATCCTCGTAACGTAGGTAGCTTTGACAAAAATGATCCTAGCATTGGCACAGGTATGGTTGGAGCACCTGCCTGTGGCGATGTAATGAAATTACAAATAAAAGTAGATGATAATACAGGCATTATTACAGACGCTAAATTTAAAACGTATGGCTGCGGATCGGCGATTGCGAGCTCAAGCCTCGTTACAGAATGGCTCAAAGGAAAAACTCTTGACGAAGCAGGAACAATCAAAAATTCCTCCATCGCCGAAGAGTTAGCATTACCCCCAGTTAAAATACATTGCTCTATTCTAGCAGAAGATGCTATCAAAGCCGCAGTAGATGATTATCGTAACAGACATAGCCAAACAGAAAATCAAGCAACTGCTTGATAACCGTAAAGGTGGCATTGGAATACGACTAGGAGTCAAAACTACTGGGTGTAGTGGTTTGGCTTATACATTAGAATACGTAGACAAATATGAGCCTGAGCCAGGTGTTACCAATTTTGCACAAGAAGATTTTGTAGTACTAGTCGACGCAAAGAGTCTAGTATATCTTGATGGACTTACAGTTGATTGGGTTAAAAAAGGTTTAAACGAAGGTTTTGACTTTGTTAATCCAAATGAACGTGATCGTTGTGGTTGCGGGGAAAGTTTTAGAGTATGACAAAATATTGGTCCCGTGAAGATACACAGCACTGGATAAGCCAATTAGAAAATCGTGTAGAAGATATTGATTATTATCTTAAACAGACTGTAGATTGGTGTGAATTACACGGTATATACGAAGACAAACGAGTATTTGTCTGTGCAATGATGACAGTGGTATGGGTCAGTCATATGCGTAACGAGCCCATAAGTAGACGTGAAGCATTTGAACTTTTGGGTATAGATGATTGGCATCTAGTGCCAGATGAAGAATTTGAATTAAGTTCCAAATATAAAACTTACGACCTTGAAGATCTACTATATAGTGTAACAAGATCATTTTGAGGATAATATGCCAGAAGCAAATACAAGTAAACTAGCCTTTGAAATTTTGGGTGATGTTCAAAAACTAAATCTCCAAAAAGGCGACACTTTAGTAATACACTGTAAAGTTCCTATGAGTCCGGGCGATAGGCAAAGAGTAGCAGAAACATTTAAAAAAGTATTCCCAAACAATGAATGTTTAGTTTTGATGCCTGGAATGAGTTTGGAAGTCGTAAAAACTCAAAGCGATTGACATTTTTCAACAGTTGTCATATACTAACAGTATGACAATGCATTTAGAAGGTCCATGGTTGACCACAACCGGCAAGCGTAAAGGCAAGAAGAAATTTGCTTCAGCTGAACACGCTCGTAAAGCTCGCGAACAAGAGGAATCTTGGAAAGCTCTACAGAAAAAATGGGGTATTGAGTTAGAAGATAAAAAGCGAAAACGTGCTTTAGAATCTAGTACTCTGCAGCCTCCGAAAGTGGCTCCTTATCGTAGAGAAACTCCTAAGATTCAAAGCCTACCGTTTACTGCTGGACCATGTGTTAAAGCACCAGATAAAGTCTACACTGGTACGGCAATTAAAGGCATTGGTACTATGCACAAAAGTAATGCAGTTCCAGTTTTTAGTAATGAACAGGCAGAAGATATTGCCAAAATGCGTCGATAATCGCCTATTCTAGTATTGATTTGTTAGTTATGAACTATATATTATACGTTTCGCAAAGAAACTAAGATAGTAGGTCCAAAGTATGTCACAAGCAGAAAAGGATCCGCGAGTCTTGGCCTATGAGAAACCCGTGAGATTCGGGCGGTCAAGGCTCCAAAGGCACATGAGTTATGAGATCATGCGTCCAATGGAGACAACTACACGAACCCAGGGTTCTTTTATAGAGCCTCGTGAAGTTTACTCCCTTAATGTAATGTGCAGTTTAACGCACACCAAATGAAAGGAGGACTTATATGGAAAAGTCAATTAAATTTTTATCCTACGTTGTGGGATTCATTGCTGTTACCTTTTTGGTTCAAATTATTACAGCTACCAAATTTTCTACACTTAAAGAAAAAAATGGATATTACAGCACTGATGTAGTATCAATAAAAACAAGAGAAAAGCAATTAGACTGTCTTGCCATTAACATTTACAGAGAAGCGGGTTATGAGCCCTTTGAAGGTAAAGTAGCAGTTGCGCAAGTGGTAATGAACCGTGTAAAGAACGGAGGATTTGGCAATGACGTATGCGGAGTTGTTTATCAAAAGAATGTTGTTATGGACAAAATTGTGTGCCAATTCTCATGGTACTGTGATAGCACCCATAGGAACAGACCAATTAATAAAGACGCTTATAACGAAAGTTATGAAGTGGCAAAAAAAGTTCTTTTAGAAGACTTTAGACTAAGCGTTTTAAAAGATGCATTGTATTATCATGCTAACTATGTGAACCCAAGATGGCCTTTGGAAAAGATTGGCCAAATAGGTAATCATATTTTCTATAAACCAAAAGAGAAAGGTAACAAATATGCTGGAATTTGATCTTCAAAAAGTTAAAACTTTTGTTGGTGAAAAGTTTAGCCATATCTCAGCAGAGACTCTAGGATGGTTGGCCGTAATAGTATTACACTCAGCTACAATTCCTAGTCTACTAGCAGTTATGGCTGGCTTAACTGACAGACTCCCTGGGGTTGATTTGGTATTATTGGTTTGGGCAGGTTTAACATTATTGTTTGTTAAAGCCGCAGTTCAAAAAGATATACTCAATTTGATTACGATTGGATTTGGGTTTGTCATACAAGCAGTGATGATGGCGCTAATCTTCTTCAAATAAATTTGATTAACCAAAATCATTGACACCACCTTAGGGTGGTGTTATACTTTGTAATGTCGTAATTCACACACAGAGGACTTTATGAAATACTTTCTGGCATTTTTGGTTAGTTTAAGTTTAGTTGGTTGTGGCACTGTCGGCGGTGCCGTTAGTGGTGCAGGACAAGATTTGTCCAAGGCTGGTGAATGGATTCGTAATCGTTAATCAAGAAAGGCAAATATGAAAGGCGTTATTATAGGCTTTGTATTGGGACTAGTAGTTGCTACCGTTGGATTCAGCGGCGTAGCTAAAATTCTAGATCGTGGTATTGAAACTGTTAAAACTCAAAGTCAGGAGTTGGCAAAATGAAAAAACTGATCCTTGTTCCAATTATTGCGGCATTGTCTGCATGTAGTTCCATGAAAGAAGTTGAAGTGCGTAAAACAGCGGCACAACCAAATTGGTATGCTGACTGCGAACAACGTGGCAAAGAAGGTTGGTTTTGGGCTCGCGAAGGATTTGTATATTCCTGCGGTATGGGTGTGAGTGTTCATGCACAGGCTAGTGAAGCTCAAGCAGATGCATTTGCTCTTGATAGCTTTGCTAAACGTATTGGTAGTCGAGTTAACTCTTTGACTAAAGTTGAATTTATTGATGAACGTAAATCAACCCATACTAAAGTTGAAACTTCTACTAGCAACACATTGATTCAAAATCAACTTGAATCTAAAAAATATCAGTACATGTTAAACGGACAATATCATACATACGTTCGTTTGAAAATGACCGAGGACACTTATAATCGTCTTACACAGAAAGCACAGTAATGAAAACTTTGATTTTCATTTTAGCTCTTGGTTTGGTGGGGTGTAGTAGTGCTCCACCAAAAATGGCAAAGCCTTATTGTAATACCAGTCAAGAAATCAAAGTGCAAAATGGTCAAAACGTTTCTAGCGAAACTGTAGTGACTTGTAACGATGATCCTGTTGCACAATTTAATATTAACAAAGTTGGTTTGTCTAAGAAATGTTTTAACGATTCAAGATGGATTCAACTTCCTAGTGGAAAGACAATATACAATGAGTCGTATGCTTGCCAAAAGCCTGATGGTAATTGGATTCACATTAAGCCTAATTAATCCAGTTCACTCTCAAAGCTGGGATCGTCCAGTGTATCAAGATGAATTAGAACCACATTCTACTGGTGCTATTGTATTCAATGCCTACAGAAGAATGTTTAGTAGTTTAAACAAAGAGGACAGCCAAAAACACAGGCAAAGTGTTTACTTCGCTTTAAACAATTTGAATAATGGCGAAGAAATAACTTGGTACAGTAACGATGGTAGAAGGTCCGGTTCTGTTGAAGTAGTTCAAACAACCATTAAAAATGGTGATGTGTGTAGAAGAATTTTTAGTACTGTGATGATAAGGTCAGACCAGAGAGTATTTGATGAATGGGCCTGTTATAAAAATAGTAGTAATAGCTGGAATTTTACCGATAAATAAAAAATGTTTTTTGCGATCTTACTAGCGGCAACCGGACTTACACTATCCGCAGTTGCCATATATTATAGCGTGATTGGACTGACCGCAGTTTTTGCCGCGGCTTTCTGGCCCGTTGTGATTATGGGCACTACACTGGAAGTAGCAAAACTTGTAGCCGCAAGTTGGATAAAGGCTTATTGGGAACGAATCCCAACAGGAATGAAAATATACATGACCACTGCGGTCATAGTGCTGATGTTTATAACTAGCATGGGTATTTTTGGATTCTTAAGTAAAGCGCATTTAGATCAAAATATTGTCAGTGGCGATGTTCAAAGTAAGATAGCTATCTATGATGAAAAAATAGCAACAGCAAAAGGAAACATTGATGCAAATCGCAAAGCACTCAAACAAATGGATGAGGCTGTGGACCAAGTTATGGGTCGAAGCACAGACGAAAAAGGTGCGGACAAGGCAGTTGCGTTGCGTAGATCACAGGCCAAAGAACGCACTAGATTACTTTCTGA